CCTTTTTTACAGCTAGTTCTTCCTGCTGTACTTTAAGTTTATTTAGTTCCATCATACGCAAACCCAAAGCCCTACGAGCCTGCGGGTCTTGCACATATTGTACCTCAGCTTGAAGAGCTTTTTGTTGACCTTCAATAGTAGATAAGTCTAAACCTTGGGTTTCAGCAGCTATACGTTCAGGGGCTGTCTGCATGTAACTTGTGTCTACCCCTAAGTTACTAAACAAACTACCTATTCTACGAGCCAATGGGTCTGTAGTTCCCATTTGCTTGTACTGAGGAGCTGCTTGGGCTAGTCTACGAGCAGGAGCTGCGGGGTCTTGTCTACCAAAGTTTCTAATACTTTCTAATGTACTTTCTGATAGTTTAGCCATTTTAAATTCCTAATATATTTTCTAACCAGTCAGGTATAACAGGAATATCACCTCCTGCCCCAATACCGCTTAATATGTTACTAAACAAACCACCGCCGCCTACTCCCCCACCAATAATATTACCAGCAGAGCCTATAGTTTGTGCCAATAAATCTGACCTCATTCTTTGCGCTCGTAAGTTAGCGTCAAGTCCTGATGCGTAAGACTCTGCTTTTTCCATAGCAGCTTGTCTACGTGCTGTATCAGCAAGAGATGCTATGTTAGTACCTACCTGTAGTTGATTAAGCATTTGAGATTCAGGGGCATAACCGGACTGCATCATGCCAGCTAAGTTTTGCAAATCTGCTGCTTGTACTTGTCTTGGGGTCATTCTAGCTTGCGTACCCATTCCAAACATACCTGAAGTTAAACCTTGCAACCCTGCGGCTCTTTGCAGAGCTTGTTGCTGTTCAGCTCCTGATTGTTGCATAGCCATAAGGGACGCTTGGTTTTGAGCTTCTGCTTGAGCCTTAGCCATTGCTAGTTGTTCCGGTGTACCCCCAAACTGCGCTGTGCGCGTACCTAAACGTCCTTGAGCAGCCATACGGTTTTCTAAGGCTAACCGTTGTCTTTCCTCTTCAGGTGATTGTAAGGCTCTTAGCTGTCCGTAAACTTGTTCTTCTCTAGCTGCTCTGTCCATAGACCCAGCATCTAAAGCAGCCTGTTGAGCATTAGACATTAAACCACTGACACCGCCATAGGCTTGACTAGCTAATTGTTCATAAATAGGATCGTAAGCTGCTGTGGCTTGTGTAGCTAAACCACCGGCACCTCCAAAAAGTGTATCCTGTAAAGCTTGTTGTTCTGGAGATAAAGCTAATGCGGTACTACCATCGGCAGTAGTTGTTGCTGTGCCTGTTCCTGAAGTTACCGTAAAAGGTTTAAACTGCATTTCACTGGCAGCAGTTGTCCCTATAGTTTCCATCCCAGTTTGTGCAGTATCACCAAAAGCTTTAAGCTCATCGGAAAGACTTTTAAACTGACTTACATCAAAACCAAGCCCTAACAAATCATCAATAAGAGCCATTAGTATGTACCTCCAGTAATTGTTCCAGCAGTCAACGTACCACTAACATTTAAAGTAGGTATCGTAACGGTGCCTGTAAAAGTTGGGTTATTAGTGTCTGCTTTTGATGCTACTGCCGTAACAAGCGCATCAAACTCAGTGTCAAAGTCAGCCCCCTTGATAATCTTCGCTGCGTTGCCCGTAGGAAGAGTATCTTTGGCTGTAAAGTTTGTAGTCTTTGTATAGTTGCTCATTAGATCATCCTACCTATTAAAGCTTGAATATTAACTTCCTGCAAAGATAAAGCGTTTTGATTAATAGTAGCATCCATACCTATGGTTACTACCGTTCCTGAACCTGTTGTTTTAGTCTTTGGTCTGTCCACAATAACTGAAGCACTGTATTCTGAAGAAGAGACGTTGTACTCGTTTACGTTAAAGTATGCAGTTTTACTTCCAGAATCAATAGTTACAATCTGTTTAGTATACGCCTGAGTATAGTCGTAACCCCAGTTAATAACTACTTGTGCTCCCTGACCGCCTATGAAAGTCATTATTATTTCTTTTAAAATCTTTAGCCGTGAAGTATCCCCAAAGGACAACGGGTTGCTAAAGTAAGACATATCATAAGGCTGTCCGTAATCCTGATAGTTACTGTAAGTAGCAATACCGTTAGTGTTACCTACGTACAGAGTACCATCCTGTAGCCTCTCTAAGCCCCTCAGAGTCGTGTCTGACCATGTAGTAACCCTATGGGAGCCATCCTCCAAAGCAGCCCTCATATCAAAGCAGTAAACGTACTTTGAGTCAGAGAAAGACAGTAAGTAAAAAGCTTCTTCAGGGCTGTATATAGACCTTAGGGGGCTGTTGACTTGTTGTGTGTTAATGTAAAGTAAATCATTACGAACATTCTTACTGATGTCCCTAACGGGCATTGACTTTTCTTGTATAGTCCTACCAAAGCTTCTTAAGCCTTCACTGGACATAAATACTAAGTCAGTACCTGTAGATTGAACAGTGTCTCTATCAATACAACCAACATTGGCTATAGTGTCCGTTAAGGACATTGTAGCTGGGTCTGTGGCCCCTTGATAGACAACAATGGAGTTTTTACCAAATATAATCAAGAATCCGTTATGGGCGGCTAAAGCCACAATCTCATCCAAACCATTGGGCCATACCTTACTAATGTCTAAAGAGCCTGTAGAACCTCCAGACCATGCAGAGCCGTCCAGTAAGTCAGACCAATAAATAGTGGACTTGTCAGCGGAAAAATCTGCAACCCAGAGTCTACCAAAGGCTGCTAACACTTCATTAGCTTGTGGTGGAGTACCTGTAGCATGAGCATGAGAAGACATTTTTTCTACAACACCCGCATGAGCAGAGTAGATTAAAGGCTCGTATCCTCTTTGAAACATAAACAGATGGTCATTAAAGTTTACCATCTTCCAGTTGTTCGCTGCAATTGTGTAAGACGAAGGAGTAGCGTCAGTAAGGCTGGTAGTGCCAGTAAATATCTTGTTGTTACCCGCTGAGATAATAACATTGTTACCAGTGGGATTAATGTACTCCTTGATAACCTCAATACCATTACTACCGTCTATGGGTGTTGTATTTGTAGTTACAGCCGTAAAGCCTTTACGAGAGCCTATACGTCCGTATTGGTCAATAATACAATTATCAGCAATTGACGCATAGGAAGCATCCAGCGTAATAGGAGAGTCCTGTGTATTAAGACCCCTAAAGGCTGGAGCAGCAATCGTTATATTTTGTCTGTCTTGAGCCATATTAGACTGCCCTATAAACCATTTCTTCTGGGTGCTTATAAGCGTCCAAAGCTATTGCATCGGACAAGTAATTCTGAGCAAATCCTAATAGTTCTCCTGCGGACCTGCCGCCAGTTTCTCCTCTTTCTCTGGCTGCTAAAGCCAACGCCATGTGTAGTACAGGCATGTGAGGGATTAAAAGATTGTCTGTATCTGCACTTAAGTCTGGATTACGCTGTACGCAGTTTACACGTATGGTATAGACTGCATTAGGAATAGGATACAAATCTACCTGCGTGTCTCCGTTGGAGTCTACACCGTTAAAGTTGTAGAACGTAGGGCTTGACTTTGGAGGCGTTTGGTTTAGAAAAGCATTGTCCATCCAGTGAGTGTCTTTATAAGTCATAAACCAGTTGGACGTATCGTTAATAACGTCAATGATTTTAATCCTATTACCACTGCCTACAAGAACATAGTTAAAGATGTCCGCTGTGGTTGAGATAGTTAAAGTAGTCCGTAAAGCAGACCAATCCCAAGCGTCCTCAACAATTCTTTTAGCGTCATTAATTAAATCACCCATAAGAAGTGAATAAGGGTTTTGGTCTACTGCGGAAACTTGGTCTTCTCTAAGCCTCCGTAGGACTCCGTTTACTAATTCTAAATATGTCATCTTCTATTCCTAAAAGGATTATAGTCTATAAAATCAAACAGTCTGGGTTTTAAAAGCTCAGTTTCGTAAGATAAAGGTTTGTAGGGAGTTTTAAAAATAGAAGGAGAATCCAAAGATAACATGCCTCCCCCTGACAAACCTAAACCGCCGCTGCCTCCGTCATCTCCGTCATCGTCCCCATCTCCATCTCCATCTCCATCTCCATCTCCGTCGCCGTCGTCTCCGTCACCTTCGTCACCATCGTCGCCATCGTCACCTAAGTCACTATCTCCGGTATCCCCACCTTCGTCGTCACCACCATCAACTTCACCGTCGTCTGTATCTGTTCCGATGTCTGTGGTATCTACAGGGTCTGTGGTATCTACAGGGTCTGTGGTATCTACAGGGTCT